ATGTTAAAGAAACAAGATTTTTATTTTGATTTACCTGAAGAACTTATTGCACAAACTCCACTAGAAGATAGGTCATCATCAAGACTTATGGTTATGGATAGAGAAACTGGAGAGATTGAGCATAAGCATTTTAGAGATATTACAGAATATCTTAATGAGGGAGATTGTTTAGTTTTAAACGAAACAAAGGTACTCCCAGCTAGATTGATTGGTGCTAGAAAAGACACAGGCACTAAGGTTGAAGTTCTCCTTTTAAAAAGACTTACTGACGATACTTGGGAAACCCTTGTTTATCCAGGTAAAAAAGCTAGAGTTGGTCATGTTATTGAATTTGGCGATGGACTTTTAGAAGCAGAAGTTGTTGATATTGTTGAAGAAGGCAATAGAGTTGTTAAGTTCCACTTTGATGGTATATTCGAGGAACTTTTGGATAAACTTGGTCAAATGCCTCTCCCTCCATATATTAAAGAAAAGTTGGAAGATAAGAACCGTTATCAAACTGTATATGCTAAAAATGAAGGTTCAGCGGCAGCTCCAACTGCCGGCTTACACTTTACACCACAGCTTCTTCAACAGCTTAAAGATAAGGGCGTGAAAATAGCAAAACTTACACTTCATGTTGGTCTTGGTACATTTAGACCAGTTAAGGAAGATGATATTCTTGACCATAAAATGCATTCCGAATTTTATATGATTGATAAGGAAAATGCTGATATTATAAATAACGCAAGAGCAAATGGTGGTAGAATTATTGCTGTAGGTACTACAAGTACAAGAACTTTGGAATCTATTGCAGAAGAAGATGGCTTTATTCCGGTAAAAAGTGGCTGGACAGATATTTTTATCTACCCTGGCTATAAGTTTAAGGCTATAGATTGCCTTATAACTAATTTCCATTTGCCAGAATCAACACTTATTATGCTTGTTAGTGCTTTCTCTACAAGAGAAAATGTGCTTAATGCTTATAAGTGTGCTGTTGAAGAAAAGTATAGATTTTTCTCATTCGGTGATGCTATGTTTATGGTAACCAGTACACCAAAAACAGGCAAATTCAGGGATTAGAGATTGGGTTGAATAAACAGATAACTGAATTATTTACTCAAAATCGGTTTAAATTACCCTACTTTTACAAAAGTTTGAGTGAATAAAAATTATATATTTTGTATATTAATAAAAAGGAGATTGCTTGAAATAGGCAATCTCCTTTTTTGTGTTAAAAACTCAAGAAAGTGACTTACAGAGTTTTAAAATCATCCTATTGTTCGTAAAAATATTTACTACCATAGATTATCTTCTATTTATAATCTGTTATTTTGAAATTTATTTGTAATTTTCTCGATTAACAGTTACTATCCCTCAAAAAGAAATGTAACAATTTCTAGCAACAATATAGTGAATACACACGAGAAAATTAAATATATTATATTTTCTATATTTTTAAATTTTTCAATTAATAATTTTGCTATTTCTATAAAGCTTTTATTTTCGAATATAAGAGTTAAATCAAAATATTCCCCAATAAATAGTGCAATAGTTACACCAATCATTGATGAGTATACATTTGTCTGTTGACCATTAATTATTATCTGCAGCATTAAGTGAACACTAACACCTAACATACTAAGTATGTTGCATAAATTTCTATGGTTTGATGATATATTATCTAGCTTTAATATTTTTACAAAAAAATTGTTGTACAAATTTTGTACACCGTAAATTGCGGGTATCAATATTAAACTCGAAAATATTATTCCTATATAAGTTGATACTTCAACATTAAATAAAGTATAAAATATTAATACGATATATAGCATAAATTCAAAAATACTAATAGAAATAGCCTTATATATAGCATTAATTTTATTATTTACTTTCATTATTTTTGCTAAACCGATATCTATAACCAGCATAAAAACTAGCATAATTAAATATTCTTCCATGCTTTATGTCTCCTTTACTATATTAATGGTTATCTTACGAACATTAGATTTGTTCATATTATACACTATATTTTGATAACAATCAAGTCGTAATATTAACGAATTGTGATTATTTTTAAAAAGCTATTTTAGCACCTTCTGAACGATATTTACTCTATATATTTGGTAAAATTCATTTTTGTGCAATTTGCACAAAAATTTAACTTGAATATAAAAATAAAGGGGTGCAGCCAAAGCTACACCCCAAACCTATTGAGTATTTATTTTACACTTACACTAATTAACTTAGTTTCCTTATCATAACCGATACTCACAATATCTGACAAGTCTCTAATTTTTATATAAGTATAGCCATCTTTGTTTATGGCATTAACAGCCTTGACTTTGCCATTGATTTTTATGTTCTGCTTCACAACTTTTTCCTCCAATCTGTTTTTAAAATCATTCCACTTACTCAATCTACTTTTGTCTACACACCAAGGGTTAGGACAGATTTTGCCTGTCACCTGATGGTGCATTATTACATTCTCTACTGGTATGTTATACTGCTTCATAAGGTATTTTGTAAGCTCTACAGCATTATTAATCGTAGCTTCTGTTAAATACCAGTCCGTATCGGTCGCACCTAATTTCTTAGTATTAACCTTATTACTACACATTTCAATATTAATGCTATTGGAATTAGTACAGATACCATAATATCTGCCACCCTCACTAGTTGTCATAGAGCTATATTTTTTACCACCAACCGACCAACAAGCTCTATGAGAAATGTCACCGTTGTACTGCACAATCTCTGAATCATCTACAATGAAGTCAGCACTACCACCAACACTACCATTCTTAAACATACTGGCTACATTTCTAGCAGAGCCTTTTACACTTCTAGTACCTGCTGTATAGTGCAACACAATGTACTTTCTTTGTAATGTTTTTGAATAATAATCTGTATTAGTAGTTCCAAATGCTTTAATAATATTCATATTATCACTCCTTACTATTACTATCTCTAAGCTGTAATAATACATTTTTTAACGGTTCCGGTACTGGTGTCATAACTGCTACATTTTCTAACAGACTTAAACCCTCGTTACATATGAAAAACGTAATTACTACCTCTCTCAACGGAATATTTCCACCAATTACATTGTTTACAATAACTGCTGTTGCAACTACCAAATAAATTGTAATTTTCTTCAAAAGACCCTTAAAGCATATTTCACTTGAAAGAGTTTTTGTGTAAACGGCTTTTATAAGTCCAGTTATAAAATCAATGACTGTTAAGCCCAAAAGTGCATAAATAAGCACATCTAAACCCCCAAAAATAAAAGAGAGCAAGCCACCGCCTACTCCCACAACAACTGACGTAATATTAAAAATCTTTTCCATCTTAATCACTCCTTTTTATTTTACTAAAATTTTAATATGATTATTATCAAGTCTTGCTAATACTCTGTATCCATTGTTACTCTTTGTTGCTTTACCTTCATTGTTAGCAATACAATAGCCGTTCACTTCACAAGTTCCATCATCGACAGCAACAAGTTTACCGACTAGACCAACAGCCGACCACTCTGCTCTAAGGTCACGACTTACATATTTTTGCTTACTGTCATAGTCAGGATTGAGAATAAAATGTACTTCTGTATGTGCAGGAACAATATTACCATTTTCATCTGTAGTTTCTGCAACTTCTATCGTTTCGGTTAATTGCTGACCAAAAACATCACACTTATACATATTTTTCCAAACCTCGCTTTGAGTGTCACCAGTAATAGTAGGAGTCGCACTAACAACGCCTATTACATCGTCGTTGGAAGTAGCAACCCTTATTTTTTCGCCGTCTAGCGCAACGAATAAACCTCGTCTATCCTCATTATTTCCGTTACCATCCGCCCATTCAAAATATTCGGCGAAATCTGCACCACTAGCTTTGAAAGAATTTTTACCATAACAGTTGCCATCATACGATATTCTAAGTGCGTTACTTCTTGCGTTAATTCCAGTTCCTATTCCAACAATAAATACATCGCCTGTCATAGTGCTTATATTGGTTGGTCCGTCACTTTCTACGTTAAATCTCCCAATCGCAAGTTGATAATGACTCGCCGTAGTATGCATTCCTAACGCAGCCCCACATTCACCTTCTGCTTTTGCACCACTTCCCGTCGCAAATGAATAATTACCACTCGCTGTTGTATATTCTCCTAAAGCAACACTACTTCTGCTTTCTGCCTTAGCATTATTCCCCGCCGCAAATGAATAATTACCACTCGCCGTCGAAGCTACACCCGCAGCAAATGAATAGTTACCACTTGCTATATTTCCTGAATTGGGGTTTCCTAATGTGCTATATGAGCGTGTTCTAAAATCATTTACTATGGTAGCCCCTGTTCCCGCTGTTACGGTTGTATCTTTTGATGTGCTTACACTTTCACCCGCCAAACCTTTAATAGCAGGAGCCGCCCAAACAGGAGCATTACTTGTACCCTTGCCTGTTAAAATATAACCGTCTGCGCCTTTTGACAGTTTGCTAAGAGGTAAAGGACCTGTAACAGATGTACTATCTAAAGCATGAGTATGATTTGTGCTTGCTTTTTCGTTTAACGCTGCTTGTACTGCTGTTGATACTGGCTTATCCTTGTCTGCTGTATCATCTACATTGCCAAGCCCCACTTGTGCTTTTGTGATGCCGTGTGGGTTGCTTTGGTTGTCTGCGTGTGTTTTTAAAACATTTTGCAATTCATTTATACAGTTATAATCATTATTCCACTTATAATTAAAATACTCTGCAGGTGGTTTATATCCACTTTCCCACCCAGCACTTGCAAGTTCTGCAGGTGGTTTTATACCCTGCGCCGCCCAACTTAATGGACTGTGATTAAATTTTGTTGCCATTTTTATCCTCCTCATTATTTTGGTAAAACAGCGTTACCATCTTCTATTAACAAACCTAAGTAGCCACCTATTGTCTGTTCTACATCACCAAAACCTTTGTTTTCGTCGTATTCATTATTACTTGCGCCAAACTCAAAAGTACCCTCAAATGCTGCACCTTCTAAAGTAACTGTCACAGGTAACAACAAATTAAGCATTTCTGCTGTTTGCATAGCTGTAAACCCTACGGATATAAGCACATTAAGCGGAATACGCTGTATTTTAACTGTAGCCGGCTTATTAGTATTAACAAGACTTATATCGCTTGTTTTACATTCCAATATCATAGATAAAATATTAATTATAGAATTATAGTCAGTACTAGCGGCATTACGAGCTATCTTAACAAGTATCATAATTCTATACTGGTCATCTGTTAAACTTCCTCGTTGCTGCCCAACCATTTCCCCATAATAATCTAGTGTTTTACCAATTGCTTTGTATATATCTAAGCTGTTATAAATAGCTACTATATCATTGTGTACATCTGTCTGTAACGCATCATCCAACGATAAAATTTTATTATTATTACTGTTAGGCTCTTTATTGAAAGCGTCAGGTAATTTAAGAGTTTTTTTGTTAACGGTCAGCATAATTAGCCACCTCAATATCAATACAATTAACGTTTGTTCTTGCTACTTCACTACCTTTACAAACAATATCAGCAGCGCTGTATGATTTACCATCTTCCGATAACATTATAACACTAGATACAACGCCTACAACGCTGTGCACATCACTGTAAAGGCTACTGTATATAACGTCATCACCGTTCGTTAAGTTTGCTAAGTGCGTAATAATACTATTTTTTATATCATCTACGCCTGATTCTTCAAAATGTGTATTTATAGCAACACTAATTTTTATATATATCATTTTTTCTTTTGTTCTTGAAAAGTTGATATTATGTACTGTACCACCTGTATCTGTAACTTCTACAACTCTTTTATATGTACTATCAGCCGTACTTACTGTTGCAATTCCAACAGGCATTTTGCTAAATATCGCATTCGCTATATCGTTATCCGTACCACCCAGTATGTAACATTCAACAGATTTTGCTGGTCTGTTGCTTACTGTTGCATCTGTATCGTTTTCGATAATGTATACACCTGTTACACCTGCCACACGCCATAAAGCGCTATAAAGACTATCTATCGTTCCACTACCAATACCACCAACGGTTAAGACAAAACGTGCGCGTAATGCTACGTCTGTTTCTATCTCTGTTCCCAACTCTTTTATGCTTATATGTTCTATCTCTTTAACATATAGATTAGGTTGCATAATTTTATTTATAGTTCCAATGCCAACATTACCGACAGTTCCTGCTTCTGTGCAAATAAACAACCCATCGCCTTCGCCATACTCTACACCGTCATCGTCTGTCTTTGATTCTAACATTAAATCATTTGCTAAATAAAATGTAATGTTATCATCTGTACCAACAATTAAGTCCCCCGCATCTATTGTCGCGCCTGCTTCGCCTGTTATCTTTAAAATATGCTGCGATGCCGTCGCAGGGTTTCTGGTAATTCCTGCGAACACACATAAACGGTCAAGACTTTCACCTGTTGCTGTCATCGGAAAACGTGCGTAGTATACATTTTCCAATTCTTCATAAAGTTTTGCTATATCGTACACATTTAAACGAATATACTTGCCCAGTATAGTCAGTTCACTTGTTTCTATGTCATCACCAAACAACGTTTTTGCTCTTGCTATTTGAGCATCTAATATTTCTGCATATGTTGGGCGTTTAAAACCTATATTACTTAATACTGCCATCCTTACACCACCTTATATATAACTATAATTGCCGCTTATTGTTCCAGTTTTCGATGTTGCTTTAAATGTAATGTTCAAAGTTCTTTTGTTTTTGTCAAAATTATAGCTGTAATCATCTAAAACAAAAGAGCTATCAACCTGCAATAGCCCACCTATAATTTCAGAGCGAATAACATCAAAATTGGGATTTTTAGTAATTATATAGTCAAAGTTAATTCCCTCATCAGGGTTTAATCTCCACTCGCCGTTATTTGTTCCTAAAACTGTTTCAACCGTCTGCCTTAGCAACTCATTACCGTCTACTATATCAACCAATCCATTATTTATTACGACGTCACCGTCTTCGTTTAGTTTAAAACCCTTAATAGTAACCACTCCTATTCATACTATAAGCCTCCTGACGGTACACCCCAACCTAGGAAACCACAACGTGAGCCAATTGACTGTCCTATAGGAGTGTAACGTATCACCGCACCACCGGCTTCTACCACATAACCTTTACCTGCATATATTGCAACATGTCCATAATATTTACCTCCTACAGGATAGCCTTTAGACACAATACAAGCACCCGCAGGAATATTACTACAATCAATTTTTCCGTTTTTCTTTGCTATCTTATTGCTGTGTGGAAAGTCAATCGCATTTCCGCCTTGATACCCACTGCCACCATTTGCATATGCAGTCGATACAAAGCGAGCACACCAATTTGTTGAAATACAATACCCATTTCTTGTACTGTTAAATCCGCGTTTACCAACCTGCGCCATAGCCCATTCAATAGCTTTTTTAGCCTTAGCGCCCATTGTACCGCTACTACCACTTATTTCTGCATTATTTTCACTAATTAAAGCACTGTCACCAAATGGGTCTCCCCCTCCTATAGTGCCAATAATAACGCTGTCTTTCATCAAGTGATGCCCGTTTGCAGGCAATGCACTGTTACCGTTTTTAGCTTCTGTTATATCACGTTCACAAACGATACATAATACTGTGCTGCCTGACGATACCTTGTCGTACATATCATCTAAGCAAAGAATACCACTTATAATCGCCTGTTTCTTCGCATCTTTACCATATTGCTTAGTTAATGTGAGTGGCTGCACATCAAATGTACCACTATTTGTATTTGCACTTATAACTTTACCTAAAAACGCTGTATGTAAATGCAATAGCTTTTCTTCTACAAAATCATCTAAAGCATTTAAGTCTGTAGCCATACTGCTCCTCCTTTTATGCTATACACTCTATAGACGTTATAAGTTCTGTGCCTGTGTATTTATGCTCTCCGCTTCTAACACTGTATACTCCACTTACGTCTGTACTTTCTATTCTTACTTTAACACCACTTTGTATACGGTGCTGTAACAGCATTTCTACCTTATAGCCTTTAATTGTTTGAGCTTTTTTATCTTTATCCGATGTATTAGCTTCTTCAGTAAATTCTTCAGGACTACTTATCATTCCCGTTTCAACACAGACCGTAAAATTTATATCCTTAGATGCCTTGCGTATATCTAATACATACAATTTTCCTTTTTGCACATATGCTGCACTTTGGCAATCTTCCGCATACTTCTTAACAGCTTCTATTACTGAACCATCTACCTTTACGGCATCTTTATTAACATAATCTGCAGCAGGACTAAAAATCGCAAACGGCAGCTTAGTTGTTGCTAATATATCTTTAAGAATATAAGAACTTTTAACATTAGCAGCATAACTTTTCTCTTGTAATTCCCTATCTGTAAGACTTTGGTCGTCTAATGCGTATATAGTTGTTTTTTTGTCTACTCCGTCTTTTTTTGTGCTTACTTTGCTTATATACCCAGTGAATATAATACCTGTATCATTTTTATAGCCTGCCTCAATCGTAATTTTAGAATTACGCTTAATTTGTGCTATTGTTGTTTTAGATAAATTGTATATAATTACTTCGGCTTCATTTGGCTCTACATCACAATCGAATGGCACGCTAAATTCAAAATCTAAAGTTTCGCCGTCTAGCTTTACGCTATCTCCAATAGCTATTTTTACAACCTGCTTAAATAATCCGTTAGGGGTTTGCCCTTCATCAGTCACAGCCATTTCAATCGCTTTAGCTAAACGCGATACATTTTTATCTACATTGTTAGGCTGTTGTATAATGCTTTGAGATATATTTTTAGTATCTGACATTTTTAATCTCCTTCTGTTGTTGGTATGTTTTTAATGCCTGTCAAAAGTTCAGAAAATGTTGCAACATCTTTACTTTTTGTAACCATACCACCCACTGCTATAATAGCTGCTTCCATTTCTGTGAGCTGTTCTGTTGTTACAGCTTCTATTGTAACTGGATGCGTTGTAAGACTTGCTTGAGGGATATATACGTTACCACGATATTTATCGTCACAAAAGTGTACTAAATCATCACCGTCATTGTATACACATAAGTAAACGGTTTCATTAAAATTTTCCCACGTCACACAATTATCATTGCCTGACTCATCTACTGCCACAATTACAAGTGGTGGAAAATCTGTACTATAAATATCGCTAAAAAGTGGCTTACCATATATGATTGGTTCACCGGCACTTATTGTTTTTCCATCTTTGTATAAAGCTAAAGTAAATAAATCTGCTGTTTCATTATAATTAACTTCAATCTCATACCAAATATCTCCTAACAATATTTCAAACGTATAGGGAATTAAATCTTTGTTTATAAGTATTCTATCTTTCATTCAACTCCCCCTTAAATCTTTGTTGTGTGTTGGCTAGTTTTTGTATTATCTTGTGCAGTTACTGTGTTTCCACTTTTTTCAGTTTCTTTTTTGCCGTCTTCGGTATTTTCTTTTGTTTCATCATAGTCATATCCAATCAGCAATTTTGACCCAACTTTAAGCGTTGTTGCATCCCCTTTTTTACTAAAACAATCAGGGTTATTGTCTATAATCATTTTTACCGTACTACCATAACTTTTGTATGGTGCATTAGCCGCTGCAACTAAATTATAAACGCTATCTCCTGCTTTAACAGTGTGATAAACAGGTGTAAGTGTTCCTGTTGCAGTTTTCTGAACCTGCTGAGTGCCACTTTGCTGTTTTGTAGCTGTTTTCGTTTGTTCTTTTGCTGCCTCTTTAGTTGCAGGAGTATAGCTACTCTTGGCTATACGAACTTCTTTAAGTTCCAAATCAAAACTACAGCCACCCCAAATAGTATTGGGATGGCTTGTATTAAAACTTGTTATCTGCGCATTTTTCATAATGTTACGGCCACTATAATTTATTAGCGTACCGTTATTCATCATATCTTTAATTTTCTGCTGATTAGCTGCACTAGATGTCCCTACAATTTCACCACTTATAGACAATGTACGTGCTTGTGCTTTGACGTGGTCCGTAAGCTCTATTCCGCTTTCTACGGCGTGACTTGTTACGTCTACACTTCGTTTAAGTTGTTCATCTTTAACAAATATATATATTCCGTTTAAGCTCGCCATTTTTATACCTCCGTCATTCTTGGTTTACGTCTGCTTATACTGCTATACGCATTTTGTGTTTCTTCTCGTATCCACGTTCTAACTTGTCTTTCAAGCTCTCTATTACTCATATTAGAGCCATTTACGGTTAAGTTAAATTGCGGTGCATAAGTATTATTTTCGTTACGTGAGTAATTATTAGTTGGATAGCTATTATCAGGAGTCCAGCTACTTGTTCCGTCAGATGACGGTTGTGCCTTTGGCTTTTTATTATCTCTATCGTCTATCGGTTCTGTAACAATCGTGTTCATTCCGCTTGCTATCTTTTGTGTTTCACCTAGTTCATCACCTAAACCGAGGTTAAAACCTTCTGTAACCCAACCACCGAGCTTACGCATTACGCGTGATGGTGAACCGATTTTAAACATATTTTTTAATCCGCCTGTTATGCTATTGCCCAAATTTCGGATTTTATCTGTTATTGCATTAATTTTACTTGTTATACCATCTAACAGTCCTTGCATAATATCTTTACCAATCTGTAATAAGCGATTTTTTAAATTTTTTAAGAAGTTTAAGCCCTCGTTAAATTTATTTTTAATTGAACCTACAATTCCACTTAAAACTCCGCTTACTGTACTTTTTACCGAATTCCATGCACTTGAAACAGTTGTTTTTACACTATTCCAAGCATTAGACAATGTATTTTTTATGTTATTCATTGCTGTTGTAACAGTAATCCAAATAAGCTGAAACTTGTAACTAATTACACTCCAAATAGCGCTTGCTACTTGCGTAATATAATTTTTAATAATATTCCAAACTTCAACTATTTTAGTATATACCGCTACAAAAATAGATATGGCAAAATTACGAATACTATTAAAGATTGGTACTATAACATTCCAACAAATATTATTAACTACCGTATAAACCGTATTGTATATACCTGTGAAGGCAGAAACAATACCATTCCATATACCTGTAGCAGCGGAAACGATAGCAGTCCATATAGCTGTTGCTATACCAACAATGAAACTCCATATAGTTGTTGCTACAGATATAATTGCATCTAATATCATTTTATCAAAACGTATTATATTTATTACAATTCCTAGTACTATAGTATATATAATACTTGCAATAACGCTAACAATTGTTGTTATAAGATTCCATATTGCTATAATTGGTGCTTTTAAAACATTCCAAATTGAGATAAAAAAGTTAGCAATACTTGTAAACGTATTAATAAAAAAGCCCTTTACTGCCGTAAGTACACTGTCTACTGTATTTCTAAAGCCTTCACAGTGGTCGTATAAATAACTAAACAGACCTGCAAACGGATTGAGTATAAACAATATAACCGTTCTAAAATTTGACTTTATCCAGTTTGAAGCTCCGCTTAATACGCCTTTTATGCTGTCCACAATTCCAGTAAACGTATTCTTTACGCCATTTGCAACACTACTGAAAACTCCTTCTACCCAGTTTACACCATCGCTAAACGCACCTTTTACGCCGTCCCACATCGTTGAAAAAACATTCTTGATTGGTTCTACAACATTAGTGCTGAACCACTCTTTTAGCTGTCCCCACTTTTCTTTAATTGTGTTCCAAACATTTGTTGCAATCTCTTTTACCTTATCCCAGTTTGTAACCAGTACGGCTATTACTGCAATTAAAGCAACAATAACTATTATTACCCAAGTCATAGGACACGCCAATAACGCTGCGTTTAAACCAACTTGTGCACCTGTCGCTGTTGTAGTTGCTGCAGCTTGTGCTAAAGTCGCACCTGCATTAAAAGCACTACGTGCCGCACTAAAAGCTAATAAGCCGTTATATATTCCAGATACTATGTTTATAGCAAGCATAACACCTTTAAACGTTACAAATGCACCAATAAGAGTACCGATAATAGGCACAAGTATATTAGCGTGTGTTGTACACCAATCAAAAGCGTCACCAAGTTTTAGAACATCTTCTCCTAAACCACTAAAGAATGAACCGTTACCTTTGCCTTGCAAGCCCGCTGTAAATTCTTCTATGTATATTTTAGCTTTATTTACAGCACCACCTACAGCATCGCCAAGTTCTACGTTAATTGTACGTCCTAAACTCGCTAATGCACTACCTGCATCATCGTATTTTATATCGTTAATTCTTTGTAGTGCATCATCAGTTATATCTATCTCATTATTTACATTGCCTAGAGCCAAAACACCTTCAACACCCAAATCTTCCCACATAGTACCAAAAAGATTTACGCCTGCCGTATTTTGTGCAATAGGGTCTTTCATATTCTGCAAGCCTTGTACTACCTGATTAAAAGCTTCTTTTCCAACTTCTCCACCTTGCTTAAACTTCTTGGCCATTTCGTCTGCATTTAGACCAATAGCTTCAAAGCCCTGCTTCGTAGTATCTGAGCCATTAATAGCTCGGATGCCAAACTCTTTCATAGCATCGCCCAGTTTATCCACACTAAATGTACCACTCTGTGCGCCATTCAAAAGTATATTGAACATATCCTCAGCACTAAACCCGAGTTGTTTGAAGTGCACAGCATATTCATTAATTGAGTCTAACAAATCGCCGTTTTTATCTAAGCCTTGCTGTGCTCCTTGCGCAATCAAATTAAATGCCTCGTCACCTGTTACTCCGAACTGATTCATCAGCATAGCTGCCGAACGTGTACTTTCGTTTACATCAAAATCAAAAGTATCTCTTAACAATAATGCACTATGCGTTACACCCTCTAAATCATCTAGCGATAAACCAGCCATATTGTGCATATTCTGTTCAACTGTTGCAAGTGAATTGGCCACATCATCCATACTCTCGCCCATATTGTCTTTATAAAGATTTTTAATCATATCGGCATACATTGATGTCTGGCCCGCTGCTAAGCCGGTTTTAGCGGCAAAAGTATTTACCGCGCTAGTTGTACTGTTTATCCCTTTTGCAATAGCACCTATACCTACCGTAATACCTGCAACTGCTAAACCTTCTTTAATCTTGCTTTTTATTGTATCAAACGAACTTCCTACACTTTCTATATCGCTTTTGCCGTCGCGAAAAGCAGCAAAGAAACCTACAACTTGCTTCTTAGCCGTTGTAAATCCTGTCGAAACATTTGTTCGAAATCTTGCTACATTGTTACTAATAGCACTAAAAGACGTATTTAAGCCATTCATTTTAATAGACGCCAACTGTCTAAGTTTCTTAAACAATCCTTTAGTTTCCTGAGCTGTTTCCTGTATACCTCCCTCTAAGTCGCCTGTAACATCTGTAATGTGAGCGCGACTTACATCGTTTAGACCATCTGTTAATCTTGTTACATCTCTCGTTGCGCTGTTAGCACTATCGCCTATATCGTCTAAGCCGTCAGCTGCATCTTGTGCTGTTTGTCTAAATTCGTCTAGTCCATCTTCTGCATCATCTACAGCACCACCTACGTCATTCCTAAACTCTTTTAGACCACTTATTATCTCCGAAAATGGGTCATCGTCTACATCCCAACTTACTTTTACTACGTCTTCTTCTATTACTGCCATACCTTCACCCCCTTACTTACCTTTTTTAACTCCCTTGTTTATAGCTTTTGCTTGCTTATCTAAAGCTATGTTAGCGCGAATAACTTCCTCAGGCGTCATCTGATGAAATACTGTATTATAATCGAACCCACATTCACTAAGTACCAATCGCCAATACGCCCAATTTTGGTCAACTTCTTTACTTAGTTGAGCTTTCGTTTTCGTTGGGTCTGTCTTTTAACTTGCCCTGCATAACATCGCGACCGAATTTTACAACTTCGTTAAGCTCTGCCATACTGTCAAAATCATCAGCTGTAAGTCCACTAGGCTGCACAATAACATTTTCAAGTACATACTTAGTAAGTTTGCCACTCGAAATATTAGAACCGCCGTCAATATAACTGTCGTCGATTGCGTCTAAAGCAGCTGAAAGACCGTTGAACTGTGCTGTATATTCCTTACCGTTAATCTTTTTTGTTCTAGTATAAAATTTGTTAAATGCCATTTTTTTCATTCTCCTTTTTAATTAATAAATATAATATGTAAAATAAAAAGGGACGTATTTAACGCCCCTTATAAAAATTAAGCAATATTCTGTACGTCATAATCGAAAACTTGAATTTCGATTTCTCTGTCGTCAAGCTCTGCACCCTGTGCCAAAGACGGGTAATTCTTAATACGTGCCTTTGAACCCCCGAAACGCTCACCAATACCACTGTTTGTTACCCAAATAGGGAATATAGCGCCTGCCTTTGCAAGGTCCAATAACATACCCTTTTGTGGGCTTGTACCCTGAATTGTTAAAGTTACTGTGCCCAAGCTGTTGTTGGTTTCGTTCATTACAATATCGCCCTGTGCACCTACAGACGTTGTAAACATTTCCTCGTCTTTTTCGCCTGTTACCATATCTTCACCTAAGCCTGTAATAAACACATTATTTACAACAATCGTACAATCTTTTGCGTTATACTGTGTTAAAGCCATATTCACACCTCCTTGTTAAATTAAAATAGTGCCGTTCACTTCTACTTCGTGAATAGCACCTGCCAAACTAAAACTAAACTTACCTTCAACATAACGACGCTGCTCTCTATCACTTGCTTTTGTTTCAGAACGTGGAGCATAATTTACACTGTAATCAGGTAAACCGTCATCAGTAGTGTTAATCATACCATTGTTATAAGCTTCATTTAAAACGTCTACGCAAATACTAGCAAGATAATCAATTCCTGTATTTGTGTATGGGACCTTATCATTTGTAATTAATGCTTGCTGTGTTCGGTATTCAATCTGTGTAACAATCCAATCTTTCGCATCTAAAATATCGATATACTCACCATTTACGAGCTTACCTTCACTTGTAACATCATATCCAGTTTTATGCACATACGCATTACAACCGTGTGCGTGATAGTCTGTCAATGCTGATTTTGTAATATCTAAATCTGCATTTAAACCCTTTAACGACTGATTTTTGTAAGTATAAGAACCTACAGCCTTGCTACTTGTTTTTGCAACCAATGCAGCTGCTACGTTATTTAAAGCATATACCCCATTAACATCTGTAGCATGTACTACAAAAATAAATGTACGCTCGTAATCCTTGACTGTATTATATACATATTTTAAATAATCGCTATATGTTATTCCATCGTTATGTCCAGGTAAGTTATTATCTCTAACAATAGCTCCAAATACCTTTTTTGCACCACAAATTTCTATATATTTTGCGGCACCAAGAATATTTAAGTACGAACAAGTGCCGATTTCAATTAAGTATCTCCAGTCGTTATTTATATAATAACAAATTTCGTCAACCTCGCAACCTAATAAACCAACCTTCTCAGGTGCATCTTCTTGCATAAATACTGTTTCAACGGCTTCTAACATAAGCTGTGCTGGCTTACCCATTGTCAACTGTTCTATCGCATAAACGTGCAATGTTCCACCTACGTTGCTTGTACTACAAAGGGTAACTGTCTTTAAAGACGCAACGTCACTACAGTCTAAAGTAATATATTCTGCTTTATCTCCTGTCACAATGCGACTATCTAAAACATTTCCGCCACTATCCTTAAGCATTACAGTAACTTCTTTGCCTGCTGTTGAACCTACGCAAGCGACACCGACATATGTATGACTGTTTGTTAAAGTAATATCTATACCGTTATTGTCAGTAATCGCTTTAACTCTTAGATTGTAAGTTGTTCCACGAATTGTCTTAGCGTTTTTTTCAACTGTGTATTCCTTAGCTTTAAACGCGTAATTGCTGTTAATAGCATCTAAAGTCGCTTTAGGAATAGTGCCGACTGACTGATTTTCAAAATTCACTTTAGCGTCCGTTGTATCTAACATGTCACTACTTGTTATAATCTGCTTAGCTTCATCATAGCTATATGCTTCTGCGTAAGGCAAAGGCGTTCCGTCTCCCGCATAGTATAAACAAATCCCACCAAATGCCGCAGGATTTATTACATCTTCTACTGCAATATTAACTTTTACATCACTAATATTGTTTGCCATTTTTCAATCCTCCTTTATAATTATACGGTAACAGTCTTAATGACTCCATCACTGTATAACTTTTCACTATTTATTATAAACATTAAATTAAATGTAACGTCAAACCCGTTACAATGTTCATATTCAATTGATAATAAATTATCTCTATTTGTTATATTGCCTACTTTAGCGACAACAATTTTATTATCGTTTAAATACTCTTTACCTACAACGTTAAAATATTCGTAAGCCTGTACTGCTAAATTAAGTGCTTCTACATCGTCATCACTATGAATTGTAAAACTCCAAATCTGTATTAATTCTTTGTATCTCGTACCATCTTTAGCTATGCAATAACCTTTTTCGTTACTCTCTAATGGTGTTGGCACACTATAAGAAACATAAGGATAATTAGGTGCGGGAGCTGTTTGGTTAGCGAAAACAACGGTACAAGGGCGTAAATCTGTACTTAATTCAGACTGTAAACCTTCAACAATTGTTATTTCATTCTGTCTATAATCAATCAAATCTACTCACCCACTTTAAGTTATACACAGCGACGTCGCAATATTCGGTATATTCCGTCTCTTGCTCTATGCTATATATATTATTTTTGTACTTTATTTTTGCTCCTTGCAAAGCCTTTGTAAGTGGCTGTAACATATAAAGTTGTTTATCTTTACTTGTATATGTACCTCCACTAACATAAATCTTGCTTTCTGGCATAGGTATAATAGCTCCAATAGCAGCTATCTCCTCTGCCTCACTTTCAATAAACTTACCACCTACGTAACTTCCTGCTTTTGGCATTAAAAAGGTAAATGAGGTGCTATACTTTTTTATTAATCTCATAAAATTATACAATTTTGGCATATAATTACCTCTCGACTTTGTACCCGATAGCATTTATCATATCGCCTGTATCAACTAACGGATTGCTACTACCTTTATTTTTTATAGTAAACGGATGATTTGCAGGGCTTGATAAATCTGTTGCATAATCGGCAATTCTATCGGAAAGTTCCTGTCCAACCATTTCGGCGTAATCATCTACAGAAAGATTTCCGCTTACAACATCACACAAGACCGCCTTAGCTACCTCTAAAACTTCTTTTTCATTTGCCTTAAAACCTTTTCGCAAAAAAGCTCTTTCAGGTATTGTTATAAACTCAGTGCTTGCTTTTAAGTGCAATCCTTTTTTATGTAAAAATGCTCTCATTTTATCAGTTACTTTTATCTTACAACCATACTCATGTATTCTTGCAAGCCAAGCTTGTTCGCCCATAACTCCTACAGAAACACTAGTTCCATTTAAAGTTTTCATACATTGTTTCATCTTAGGTATTTTACTATACCTAACTTTTACTTTAACACCTATTATATCCACTTCCTTTTTGCAGGCGTGACAATAACACTTGTTTTTAAATATTTGCCTAACAATTCGTAAGCAAGTTGCCAAAGCAGAGTATATTGTGCTGTTGTGTCGAAACTTTGACTCATACCCGCGATACTTTCGCTAGTAACGCCGAGTTGTTTACTATACAACTCGTTGTAGCGACAAATAAATAGTTTTACACAAGCAGGCAATTCTTCTAAGCTTTTAACATCTTCTTTGTCAAATTCCAAAGTTGTATTGTCTAAAAGCCACTCCAAGCAACTTTCAACCCTTAAAATTGTAATAGAGTCTACTGAATCCATAGGTAATCCTATTAATTTAATCGTTTCTTCTGTTAACATTTTTAGCACCTACTTTTCGCTTTTTGCCAACATTCTCAGATACTTTTCTATCCTCAGCAACGCTTATTACGCTCTTATATTTTCTTCGTTTTCTCTTAAGCCAAAATGTACAGCTCATAATCTCACCGCTATTCGATTGTATGCTTTAAGCATGCAATAGGTACTTTTTTATGGTTGATAACCAAGTTCCAGTTTGAAGGCGTAGCAAGCATAGTATTATTAGGATAATATATACCTGATGGATATTTTGCGTTTACATTCCAACTAAAGCCTCTTGGATGAATAACCATACATCTTCTGTTAATTAAGTAATCTTTTGCACCTAATTTATCTCTGTCTGTTTCAGTGCCTACAAATCCCTGTGGGCTACCGTCCTGTCTTATAAAAGCGTTATTTCCTAAGAAATATGTATCATAAACTGCGTTTGTCTTTTTCTTTACATAAGACTTTCCTGCAACTAACGCATCACCGCTGTAATGCTTATTGATTTCTGCAATATTTTCTGTCGTTACTGCAATAGCTTCACTTTCACTACTTGTAGCAGACTCATACATAACACAAGGCATTGAGTCATCAATAATAATCTTGTAACCTAAGAAGCTCTCAAGTTCTACCTGATTTCCATTAGGGTCAAACACAGGTGTTCTTGTAATCATGGTGTTCTTCTGTAAATATGTATATGTTGCACTGTGCATAAACACCATACCTAAATTTTTGTAATGGTCACCTAAAAGCTGCTTTGTATCAAGTGTATTTCCTGTTGTGATTGTCTTTATAGTGTCACTTGTAACATCATTGATATGTGCCTTTAACGCCCCATCGGTCGGGTCTAAAATACCTTTCAATATACTTAAATAGATATTCTGCTCTTTTGTTAACCACCAGTCTGCAACCAAGTTACCTACCGCAGACATAGGGTCAGAACCACCTAAAACCTGTGCAAGGTCAGTAGTTCCCCACGCCTTCTGACGCATAAGAAGTGTTGCTGTATAAGCACTTGTTGCCACATCACTTACAGATACGTCATTTTCACTAAATACATCATCGTCGCCATCCAGTGGATTATAAAACGGTACAGTAATAAACCTACCACCGTTAGGTGTACCGTTAATCAGTTCAGCTACAATACCATCTGAAGCAGCTATGCCGTTATTAACAAGCGTATTTAATTCTGTTGTTCGCTCAATGGTATACTGACTGAACTTTTCAGGTACCACCTGCATATTTTTATACATCGTTTCTGCCATTTTTATTTCCTCCTATCTTTTCACTAAAGACTGTAATTTAGATGCAAGCTCTGGGTTTTCAACTTCTAACTTCATCTGTTCCGTTAAGTTAAATGTTTCTTTCGCGTAAGGATTAGTAGTATAACCGTTGCTACCTGACTTTTCAGGTACTCTCGAATTATCCTTAAAAACCTTTTCAACTTCTGATTTAACTTTAGCTTTAATAATAGTATCAAGGGCTTTTATATTTGATTTAATCTTTTCTCTATCTTCGCTTAAAATCAAATCGATAAGCCCCATAGACTCCTTAGAACCATCGTCTAACCCTGTTTCTTTGAGCTGTTCTATTGCGTATAATTTATTTTCAGCAACCATTACACTATGCTCACGTTCTGCGAGTTCGCTTTCTCGCTTTTCATCGTCATACTTTTTAAGCTCGTCAGCAGTCAACTTTTCACGCTTCATCTTTTCAAGTTCTTTTGAAAGTTTCGCATTTTTCTTACGTTCATCAGCCATAGCTTTGTCGACTTTTGCTTGCACTAGACGCTCAATATCATCATCTTGGCCATCGCTTAAATCATCATCTTTCTCTACATTTTTTTTGGGTTCATCAATAACCTGTTCACCTAATCCGCCACCGTCTGCATCAAACATTGGCATCATTTTTTTAAATTTCATTTTTAATCCTCCATTCCTTTTAGAAATAAATTTGTTCCTTGTAGAAACTGTAAAAATACTCCATATAGAAGTAATAAACCTTTTTATGTCTTGCTCAGGACAATGAAAAAAGGAATAGGCTGTTACACCCATTCCCTTTGATATATTCATATTTAATTACTAGACATCAAAAAAGCACCCTTGAATAAACTTCAAAAGTGCCTTTTTATGATATATCTTTCTTCATTTGTTCTAAATATCGTTTATAACTTTCTTGTGCTTCCGGTGGTGCATCAGGTTTGATTCTCATATCAAGATTTTTATCTAAATACCACCAATCTTCATTACTCATCCAGTAATGTTCTAATATTCTCATACAGCCAACTCCTTTAATAATTCAATAAATTCAGTTGTAAATCTTGTTGGATTAGTATAATTACTAGCCAAAACTTCAGAAGTAATTTCTTTAAATTTTTTTATTCCCATAGGTTTATATATACTATATTCTGAAATATTATTTCGCAAATATCCGATAATCCCTTCGTCGCTTATTTCTTCCTTATATACATTATAATATGCCTTCTTAGCAATTTCAATACCTTTTTCACCATATTTTCTTGAAATAATATGACCTGCTTCATGAATTGCAATACCACTTATATCAGTAGATGCCAAATAATTATCATCATTCAATACTTTGTTTGTAATTTCTTTGTTTCTCAAAACCTTATTATTAAATGTTATAGTGTTATTAACAGTCTGTGCAAAATCATCATCGCCTAAATCTGCAAAAGTCACTGTTGTTTTATCAGTAATTTTAAATTCTTTTAAAGTGCTACTCAAAACATCGATTTGCTCTTTTAGTAATTCGCTATCACCGTCAAATTTCTTTATATTGTAAAGATTTATATTTTTATTAGAAGCATATTCCATTAACGCTTGATTTTCTTCTTTGCTATGTACAACAGGAGTGGTTTTACTCCAATCTTCACTTAAACTTGACATTTTATTAACTTCATTATGCGTATCTTCAACTTTCTTTAGTCTAAAACTTAATCTACATCTGCAGTTAATATCATCGGCAGCATTGCCACTTTGTCCCGGAGCCATTGTTTTTATCCCATGGCCTAAATCAAAATATTCATCGCAGAGAATTTCGACACCTTCCATTTTTTGGTGATTAGCTTTGTTCTTTCCTTTTGGACGCCTTACTCTCTCATCTTTTGCAGTTTTCCATATTTTGAAATACCTCATACCAGAATTGCCTTGTTGTAACTTTTTATCAAGTTCAATTATACTTTCTAATTTACCTGATTGTTGCACCCTATGTGTTTCTGTCCTGACAATTCGTATCGCTTTGTTGTAATCATTGTCAAGGCTTTCTGCTACTCTTTTTGCCATAGTTTCATATCTGTCACCGTTTTGTAGCCCTATACCTATCGTTTGTTTAATGTTATATACAATCTCGGCTCTATTTTTTTCAAGATTATCATTTAATGTCAGCCCGCTTACAGGATTGTTTACGGCATCTTTTAAAGTTTCAGGACGTACATATTTTACACTTTCAAAAACTTTTTTTAATTCTTTCGATTTACCATCTGTTTTCTTAACAGCATCTATCATACCATTAAAAGCAGCTTTATAAGTGTTATTTACAGTGTCTTTTATGATTTTATTATGCTCTGCTGTCCCTTTAATTACTTTATCTTCAACTTCACTCAAAAATCTTGCGTATCTTGCCTTTTTTTGTAAAGTTGCATAGCTTAATTCTCCGTTTTCAGCATTGTTTGCATATTCTACTCCTAAAAAACCTTGTAAATTTTTAAGAAGTCCTTTAAAAGCTTTTCTTATTCCTACCTCAGCATTGGCTTCTCTATGTTCTTGTATTCTCCTTGCTTGTGCAAGTAAATATTCTAAATCAGGCACTATTCTTCAGCTCCCGCGTTATTTTCTTCATCATCTTCTTTGACTTTATCGATTAAGCTAGGTATATCATTCTTTTCTTCTTCTATTAAGTCAAGCTCATAGTCAGGGTCATCAACAAAACTCAACTGGCTGATTGCTGTTCTTTTTGATACCACACCTGTGCTGATTAACTGTCCTACTGCTTGTGCCTCACTTAACAAATCGAGAGGGAAATTTCGAGAAAAGTCCATAATGACTTGTAGTGGCTCGATTTTAATAGTCTTTTTGGCCAAACTGTTAGCAAGTGCTTTAAACATATACACACCTGCACTAACCATCTTAGCTTGGAACATTCCGCATTTAGCTTCTAATCCTGTAAGTTTAAACTTTAGTGCCACTCCTGATGCAGTACCAAAAGCCTCATCACTTAGGTTCGGTGTCTTTGAAAAGCGATAGATATTCTTCTCAATCCTTGCTAATTGATTTGACATATATGTATCACTCATATCTTTCGTAAGGAAATATACTTTACCGTTATAAGCTCCTGTGTTGACCTGTAAAATTCCGTTTGCCTGAGCCCTTTCTATGTCATTATCATCTAACATCAGATTTTCAATAACCATATACGCATTACTGAAAGACTCAAGGTCGTTAGAAGCGTCACTTATATTTCTATCATAAGTATCAATCAGCTCAAGGACCTTTTCTGCATCCCCAACAAGTTCTTTATTATTTGCAATTCCTTGCAAAGCGCACGTATCATACATATTACGTTCTTCTTTGTCGACAAGCTCAGTAAGACCATAATAACTTGTACCTTCATAGTGTTTTATGCTGTCAGGACCGTAAAAAGCAACTTTATAATATACTGTACCATCTATAGCTGTTGTAGTGTAGTATCTAACTGCATATTTAGGCTCAGATATATCCGTATTGGATAATATCGCTGCTTCATAAGGAGCAATTGGCATAACTCTTTCAATGCCATCGTCTAAATATAGTAATCTTCCAGAATACCCACAAATGCTTGCATATTTTGTTGTTTCCATATCAACATCGTACATATTATTTCGTGTAATAAAATCACTTATAGCCTTATGAGCTTCATCTCTTAAACTCTCACCAATCTCATCTTTTGCATCTTGTGTATTACTATAGCTATATGCAATAGGTACACCTGCGAAATAACCAGTTTTAAAGTCAACTATTTCTGAAAAGAAGTCATTGTTTATCCTGTTATTTATTGCGTCCGTATCTTCAAAGCGTGGGTGTCTACCAAAAATAGGTACACCTTCTTTAACGCAAGTGTACCTATCATACAATTTCTTATTATAAATACTGTTTGGCAAATGCTTTTCAATTATCTTAGAGATAATGTAAGTATCGACTCCTTTTTTATTAATGTATTCTATCTCTGCCGTAAAATCAGGATATAGCTCCAGTTTAGTTCTCATTTTTACACCTCTTTTTATTAAACTTTGCGACTAAGTTTTTATCAAAGCCAATAAAATGACCTTGTGCTGTAACAGTAAGTCCACATCTCACGCAAACTCTTACATCATTAATCACAAACAACCTGTGACCACACATTAAAATCTCCTCAATTCTTGCTTATCACCAAATATTTGTAGTTTCTCTGTAGCATATCTTAAAGCATCAAGCAAATGGTTATCTTTGTCTACTGGTTTAGCCATTGCATTCCCATATTTGTCCTCTTGCCAATGGTACTGTTCTATCTCATTTTTGAAGTGCTGGCATTTGCTATGAATAACAATTTTGTGACCCTGTAGCCACCTTATACCTCTGTTAATGCTATCTGCACCTTTTACAACAGACATCGCCTTAATTCCGCAAGTATTCATATAATTTATAGTTTTAGGTTCTGCACTATCACACATTATATAGCCGCCGTTTACAAATTCCTTTGCCACTTTTACAAGCTCATCATCATTCATACCTGCCTGATACCATTCGTCAAACACATATATAATTTTTCTAGCTTTGTCATAATGTATTTTAATCAGTGCGTTTGGGTCAGAGGCATATCCAAAGTCACAACCCATATAAATATTATCAAAATGCTGTATCATATCTGACAAGTCAACACATTCCCAATTTTTGAATATTACATTACCTAATACGCCCCAGTTACCTAAACTGTAAACACTGTAATAGTATGGGTCCGTTTCATTTTCTAATCTATCCTTATCTTCAGGAGTAAGCATATCATTATCTTTGTATGTAGTCTTTAATATGCAAACATTATCGTCCTCATAGCTGTTCTTATTATCTTCCCAACCACTAAAGAACTTCTTATATATCCAATGACTTTTTAATATAGGATTAAAAGCCATTACAATGTATTTGTCGTTGCTAGATATACCTCTTAGTCGCTTTGTCAACTGCATATAAGCATCTTCTTTTATTTCTGTCGCTTCTTCGATAAATATTCTTTCAAGTACGCCTTTAGCAGGTGTAATAGACTTGACTTTTTCTACATCATCAAGACCATTAAAAAGTATCTGACAACCGTTGTTAAGGCAAGTAATAACCATATCGGATTTGTTAATTTTAAACAGGCTGTTAAGCCCCATTTCAGTTATTGTTTTAACAATCTGATTATATGTACTGTTTCTTATGGTCTTTGCCACATTTCTACAGCACAACCAATTTACACCCTTTAAACAGTCTATAACGATTTTTTGACAAAGAAAAAAGCTCTTCCCACTTGAAGAGCCTCCAAAAAATATTTGTGTTGCTTGCTTTTTATCTAGCCAATCTATATATGTATCATTTATAGTAACATTTATATCCATATTTTCACCTCAAAGAGTTATATTTTTTATAAGAAACTATTGACAAGCACTATTAATTGTGCTATAATTAAACCATAGAAAGGAGGAAAGCAAATGAATATAGATACAATAAAAGACCTCTCAGAAATTATTCTTGCTCTTGTATCAAGCGTTTATATGATTGTAAACACCTACTACACAATCAAAAACAACAAGAATAAGAAAAAATCTAAGAAGTCTAAAAGAAAAAGATAGGATTGGGGCGAAAGCCCCACCTATATTCTAATTATAGCACATTCATTTGCAAAATAAAAGATGAAAATTTGCAAACCTATATTGGTAATTTTATTCGTTTTATGTATTATTGATGGCTTAAATGGTGAATTTTCCTCACCCTCAACACTAGATATTATAAAATGGTGTTGTATTATAATATCAATAACTACTTACTTTATTTGTGAAAGGATACAGAAAAAATGAAATTAAAACAAATTCGCCTCGAAAGAGGTCTTTCCGTACCACAATTAGTTGAATTATCAGGAGTACCACGCCGTACAATACAGGAAATAGAAAAAAATGATAATTGCAAAGTTCATACGGCTATTAAGCTAGCTGATGCCTTAGGCGTTACACTTGATGAACTTTGTAGATAATTCAGTAATAAAAGGCAAGGCTTAAATAGTCTTGCCTTTTGTACTGCATATATTAATATTTATAACCTTGTCATCGTCAGTAGTATTGACATTTTCAACTTTATCTCTCCATTTATCAGGTTTCCTGTTTTTAAGCCAAAATATCTGTGCGGTTGTGTCGGGGGGTATCTCCTTTTCAAGTTCTATTATTTCCCCGTCTTTTGTCACTTTCTGTTCTTTGCTTACATAACCTAAAGCCCTTTTTAACAAAGCATTTTCAACCTGAATATCTACTACCTCTTTACCCTTTTTTAGGGTGTCACTTATGTCACCATACTTCTTCTTCCATTCTGCAAGAGTTTTTCTTGATATTCCCATATTGTGAGCAATTTGTTCATCTGTTAAACCATCTCTCGCCCAGCTTTCAAGAAGCAATAGCCCTTCTGGCTCTAACCACTTCGCGTACTTACTTTTTGCCACAACTTAACCACCACCTACTATCTTTCTATAACAAAAAAGAGAACACCTTTATGGGCTGTTCCCTTTACATAATACAATGTTTAAATTTTCATACTAGCATTATACTACAGTATAATAGGACATTACAAGGACATTTTAGGACATTTTTAAAAATTTTTTTCTAAAAGCTTCAAGAGCTTTTTCGTGTAGCCTAGTAATGTGTCTATAGCTTTTTTTGTATTCAACTGCTATTGTTTCAAAATTAGGATATTTCTTATACTCAATATATTTCTTATGTAGTATATCAATGTATGTTGTGTTATCTAGCTGTTGTATCTGATTTATGATAACTTGCTTTAAATCACAAAAATCATCTATTTCTTTGTTTATCTCTTTATCTAAATCAATATATCTATCAGATTTTTTAAAACCATTATTAGCTACACTACACATAACTCTTTCTTTTTCATAGTCTATTGCTTGTACATTAAACCTAATAGATTTTAAATCCTCTAACTGGAGTATTTTTTGGTCTATACACAAATCCATTTTTTCTACTTTTTGTAAATAAACTTTAGCTTCATTATCCATCTTAGCCCTCCTTGACAAACCTAAGCAACCCACTTATAATATTTTTGTACTTATCTAGGTTGCCCTTTGGTTTGCTTGCCAGAGGGCTTTTTTCTTGCTTAAATTTCATCGTGTCGGAAATCCCGACAGATTCACAACTCAAAACTCCCCTTCCGTATAAGGCTCATTCCAGCATTTTTCACAATCATTTTCACACGAAACTTTCTTATTCAAATTCCTAACACAAAGAAAAGGGCGTCCTTTCCATATTGGAGCGTTTGGAAACATTTTTTTAAAGTGTTCCAATCTAGTTTCCACCTGATGTTCGTCAGACCATTTTTGTACGATTTTTATCGCTTCGTCAGGATACGTTCTTTCAAACTCTCCACATGGCAAGTTGGTCTTGTTGTTGTTATCACTAATCGGGCAATCTTTACAATCTATCTCACAATTCCCTGTCATCCTATTCTGCTCTTTAAGATAGTTTTCAGTATATCCGCAATCAACTTTCATTCTCATTACCCTCCAATTCAACCAACTTCTTCATGTACCAGTCAGCTTTTTTCAAGTCTTCTTCGCCATTCTTGTATAAAGCTCTTTTTCTGTACTTCCAAACATTCAGTAAACAGAAATGCTTTACTGCTTCTCCACCAAACACCGTTAGCATCTCATCTATGCACTCCATACCACCATTACAATAATGTGCTGGATGGTCTATATTGTTATTTTCCACAGCTATTCCTCCTTACACTCCCAAACATCGTTTAACCAATCTCCAATGTCTATCTTTTTTCAATCTCAAAACCTCTTTTCATTAATATTATTCTTGCCTTATCAAATTCAAAGACCGTACCAACTTTTCTACCACAACTTTGTCAATTTCAGAATCGGTTATTTCTAAAAGTTTTTGGACTTCTTTAATCATTATCAGCGTGTCAGCCATTTCTTCAACAATATTTTTTCTTGCCTTTGCTTTATTAATCTTTACAGACATATCTTTCCCGCCGGCTTCAACTCTAACATATTTTGTAATGGCTTTTGTCAATTCTGACATTTCTTCAATTAACAATATACTCCTGTTTTTAAAGTCGTAGTGTTTGGCTATGCTGTTAATTATAACTTCTATACCTCTTGTCATTCTTCAAGTCCTTTCCTAACATATGTACAAAACAACCCTCTTTACAAATCAGTATCTTTTCCCAATCAAAGCGTTTGTTTTTATTAAAAACTCTTATAAGGTACTCCATAAACTCTTTTAAATTAGGGTACTCTTTTTCCCTTTCCATAAGTACTTTGTTACCTGTGGTAACAACCACAAAGCTATAGAAAAAATCCTTACAAGGCATCCAGACGGCAACAACCTCTACTGGCATATAACACACCCACTTTTCTTATAATGCCTTACCCTTTGTAAGAACATTTTGTGACACTTGTTTATATCATCTACAAGGTCATAGACAACCGGCTGTGGCTTATCTTTAGCCACCCTAGCAACTCTACCAACTGCTTGTACCACAATGGCAAAGTCTTTGACGGGAGTAGCCATAATCAAATCAGTAAGGCAAGGTATATCCAAACCCTCTTTAGCTAGGGCAAAAGTGCTTAAAATCACTTTTACCTTTCCGGCTTTTGCATTGTTTATAATCTGCTCTCTTTCCTTTGCATTTGTACTGCCTACAAGAAGTTCTGCACCGTTTAACATATCCTTTAAAAGCCTTAAATGCCCTACTCTATCACTTAATATAAGCGCTTGCCTGTCATTTAATTTTTCAACAATGTTTCTTATAACCTCATTGCGTTTTTGGCACTCTCCTAACGATGTTAAGAATTTACTGTATATTAAAGTACCGTCTGTGTCATAACAGCCCTTAATATCATCATATGTTATTCTAGTATCAATCTTTTTCACCTTAACGGTCATAACCTTGTCACTTACGGCTGTATCTGGCACCTTATAAGCTACATTACCAAGCTGTGCATACATACACCTTTCTAGTCCGTCTGCTCTATGCAATGTGGCACTAAGTCCATACTTATGTCTTGCAGCTAAAGATGTAAGAACCTTGCTAAACTGTGTGCTTTTAGCTGGCGTGCCGGATACCCTGTGGCATTCGTCCACAATAACGGTATTAAAGCAGTATTTGTAATTATGTAAATTGAGCTTACACATTGTCTGTACAGTAGCAAAAGTAATTTCTCCTAATTCCACTTTGCCCTCTGTTATTTTGCCTAATTTATCTTTATCTAAATACTGCAAGGCTCTATTGTAGCTTTGTTTTAACAAATCTTGTGTATGGGTAAGCCACAAGGTTCTATACCCTAATCTACAAGCTAACGCAATACCCATTTGTGTTTTACCACTCCCTGCCTTACTTTGCAGAATGCCGTATCTAGCTTTTATCATTTTGCTTACTGCTTCCTCTTGGTAATCGTAAAGGGGTATTTTTGCATTTATATCTGCCTTTTCCGTATCGCTTAAATCTATAAGATACTTTAAGTGTCTAGGGTCTAAAAATCCCCTCACCTCATCATATAAGCCTATTGGAACTTGCAGTAAATTTTTGCTTTTGTGGTACCTGTATAAATACATTACTGGAGATGTATCTCCTGCCCACAATCCCATTCTTACCCTTGCAAGGTAATCAGGGTTATTCACCCTTAAATTATCTTTACAATAATTTAAAAGGCTATCGGGAGGATTTTGTATACTGACCACATTCGACATAGTCACATATGTGTCCATTCTCTACCTCCTTGTAACTTATCTGTTTCTTGCCTTGTGCTTCCCATTCTTTTATAAACTCATAACGCAACAAATAAACCTTATCACTTGCTGACTTAAACCTTACAGCAATATAGCAACCTATATTCCCACAATACAAAAAACTATTAAAAGCAAGTCTTTGATTATCTTCTATTCTATTAAAAACAAAAATATCATTTTTACAGTCTTTACAATCGTAAACAAATGCGATATTATTCCTTATAGATATAATATCAAAAGGCTGTCCGTTAGCGTTGTCCTGCACCCTGTGTACCCAACGACCTTTAACAGACAAAGCCTCTGCAAATATTCGCTCTAATTCGTTACCGTTTGCTTTATTACTTTTTAACATTATTTCACCTCATTTTCTTTAAGGGCAAATAAGGGCAAATTTAAGGGCAAAATACATAAACTCTAAAACACCAGTAATTACTGACATTACAAGGCTATTTTTCATTATTAAGGGCAAAAGGGGTATATTTTCTATTTATATATATTTTATTATTTTAATATATTTATATTTAAAATATATTGCCCTTTTTGCCCTTACCCTAGTAATTACTGGATTTTTTACGCCCTTTTTATGCCCTTAACATTCCCTTAGCAGGGCTATTTTTGCCCTTATGAATTTTCTGTAAACTCAATAGGAAGCTGTTCGTCTTTAGCTTCACTTTCAGGCATTTCAAAAAATTCAATTTCTTTTTCCTTTTCCTTTAAGCCTGTATAACAATATATTCCATAGTATTTCACACAGCCTATACCGTTCTTCTCTGCACGCTCTTTAATATTTCTTTTATTTAAAGCCTTAAAATCATTAACAACGCACCATTTCTGATACTGTGCTTCAAAGTCGGTTTTCTTTATTCTGTCTGCTTTTTCATCAGTAATTTCAAAACATTCGTCTAAAAATCTATAAACGGTGTCAAGGTTTGCACGATATTCATTCAATATCGCCTTGCTTGCCTGACAATCTGTGAATTTATATCTATTTTTATTAAGTCTAATTAAGCCATCTAAAGCCCAGAGGAAAACACCGTCAACTTCTTTCGTTATCTTGTCAATAAGTCCACCGTCTCGTTCTTCAACAGCAACTGGACTATCACAGGGGAGTATTGTCATTCTTTCAAAAATATGGCCACCCTTGTCATCAGCGAAGTATGGCAGGTCATTGCAAGAAACAAGTATACCTCCTCGGAAAACCCAATCAAAGGATTGTTTTCCTTTAAATTCTACTTTTACTCTATCGCCACCTGTAAGCTGTTTAAAACCACTGCTGTTCTCTATTGCATCAGCCTGTTGGTCGCCTACTACGTCAAGCCTTTTACCATACAAGTCCGACAGTGCAAACCTATCAGACATATTTTGAATTGGTATGTTTATAGTGTGTTCTCCACCTAATATCCTACAAATAAGGTTCAGAAAAACACTTTTACCTGTATTGCCTAATGCCGAATACAACACAAGGCACTTTTTAACCCTATTTATTGTTATATTTGAAAGCAACAAGCCTGTCCATTCTTGCAACAACATAAGTTTTTCATTATCTACAACTCCACTTTTATCAGAGCATAGCTTCTTAACAAACTTCATAAAAACAGGTGCTTGTGCGTTTTTGTCATATTTACAGTTAAGCTGTATTGTACTTATACAATCAGCACTATGTTGTACAAGCTCGCCTTTCTTTAGGTCTAAAAGACCATTTTGTAAATTTATAACACTTTCATTACTGTCAGCATAATCAAACTCATAAACATTTTCTCCACTACAACCTACAAGATTATAAATATTATTAAGAATAGTGTCACTTGCTAAGCCTATAGGAATATAACTTTTTATGTAGCTCTTAAATTCCTGCTTACTACACTTCTTATAAACGCCATTATCATATACATAGAAATCAGCAATATCATAACCTTGTCTTTTAAGCATTACATAACTTAAATTTTCTGTTATTGCCCTTGCCAATTTGTCAGCATTTACTTTTACCGGAACTTCTTTATTTACTATAAGCCAGTCTGCCCATTCATAGGGTAGTGATTTTAATAATCCTTTAAAATCATCTACTGAATTACCTTCATTAAAGTAGTCTGTCACATCGCCTTTTGGCTCATTTGAAGTTGTTACTACCTTAATAGCAGAAGCAACATTTCTTAAATCTTTTTTTATTATTTTACACAAGTTTCGCCCTGCATCGTCATTATCTGGAAGTATAACAACCCTTGCACCTCTAAAGTAACTTGCGTATTCTTTTCGCCAGTCACTTGCTCCACCGGCAGTTGTTGCTGTGTATCCAAGGTTTTTTAGGGTATCAACATCTTTTTCTCCCTCTACAATATAGACGGGATAGCCATTCTTTATAGCCTTTTTAACTGCATCTAGGTTGTAAAGGGTACGAGGTATACCATCAATACCCTTAACAAATTCACCATTTTGAAGTGTCCCGAAAAGCATTTTTTTACCTTCGAAACGCAACTTTAAGTAGTCTCCATAATTATAAACAGCTTCTAGCTTGCCTAAATGCTTTTCCAGTTTTGACTTCCAGTTGCTAGTTTCTACTTGTACACCGTTATTTAAGTCTGCCATTGTTAAACCAACGGCAGAAACAATATCTCTTGTGTCACAGCCTGCGTGGCAGTGCATAAGTATCTTGTCGCCCTTTTCACTTATTGTAAGTGAGTTTTCTTTATCATTGTGACAAGGGCAAGATACCTGATACGAGCTTGAACTTAGCCTTTTGGGGTTGCTAAAATAATTAACTACGCTATGTAAATTCACTTAATCACAACCTTAAAATGGCAAGTCATCATCGTCTACATCAGTAGCCGGGAAGAATCCGTTAGTATCATTCGTAGGCTGTGGTTGTAAACATTTCTTTTCCGGTACAGTAAAGTTATTGTTTTTAATATCTTCTGTAGGTAAGAAAAATCTTACTTTCACAGCAGTAGCAACCCCATTATTGCCCTGAAATTCTTCTTCACCAAACACAGCACCTACTGTCTTACCTTTAAACTGAGCTCCAAAATTATCGCCCCAGTTTATTCCTACGCCATTGCTTGCTTCAACGCTCTTACAAAAGCCTAAAAATGTGTTTATGTATTCGCCTTCTGTAAGGGCATAAACTATACAGCCCCACTTTTTGTTTGTATTGGTGTTGTTCTTATATTTTTCTGTATAAAGACCTTTGTATTCACCCTCTGCAATATCTAAAGAAATTGTTACCATTTCTTTACCGGCTTTGGATTTTGTTTCTTCTACCTGCATAATCTTGCAAATATATCCTCCAGCAGGAAGTCTTTTACCTCCACCTAACTGGTATTCATCATAATTGTTTGGTTTCTTCATTTTAAAATTCCTCCTAATTCATAATATTCTCTTATAGCTGTGTCAACAGCTTTCAAATCATTGTCAATAAGTTCACTGCTAAACATATCCGGTGGGCTTTTTGACACATCTGTTCCGTCTGTTTTGGTTTTAAAGTAATGCTTCCCGTCTTGGGTTATACATCTCAACACGATTGTAAACATACCCTCAAGACACACCTTTTCATCAAGTATCTTCCCTATTGTCTTTGGCTTATACTCTCCCATATCGTTGCATTCTTCGTGCATAAGGATATACACAATAACATCTTGTGGAAGTGTATAAATGTAATCAATCATCCTCCAGAACCTGTCGGCGATGTCGTTATAAAAACCAAATATAGCATTTCCCGTACCCTTTGCAGAATGTCCACGCATAAACATATTTGTTATTAAATATCCTGCGTCATCTATTACAACCGTTTTGACCTTAGGATTTTCACAATTTAATTTTGTCATTGCTCTGGCAATTTCGCTATATTTGTCCGTGTTTATAGCTGTATTAAATCTTTTTCTAAAGGGTAACGGCTTTCGACTTACATTAATTAAGAGTATTTCATTTTCGCCAAAATTTCTAAGGCTTGTACTCTTTCCGGAGCCACTTTTACCCATTATCAATACAGGTGTTCCCACATTAAAAACTCCTTTCTGAAATATAGTAGCATAGGCTACATGACATATCGTGACATAAATTACCTTATTGTTACAGATGCCGAATATCTAGCAAACCCTAAAACTTCTCCATCGTCTAAAGCCTGTCTGATTTTATCCTTGTCAGCAACTAAAGAAATGCTTTCTTTTTTATATTCATCAGGAATTTGGTCACTAGCCCCTACTACTAATTTATCAACCTTTAAACCATAGAGAGAAAATAATTCTGTTTTCATCTTTTCTCTGCCTGTGGCTAACATGGCTCCAGCGACAGCCTCTTTTAAGTTGTCTAATTTATTTTCAAGCGACTTTTTCTTTTTTGCCAATCTCCTTTGCTCGTTAGCAATAGCATCTATACAAGCCTTTGTGTTCTTGGCAAGCTTTCCGTACCCGTTAATTTTTTCCTTAAACTCCAAATCTAAACTTTCAAAAGTGTCTTTCAAGCATTCTGTAGATACAGGACAGTCTGGGTCGTCTATCATATCTTGTAAAGCTGCCAAATCCCCTGTTAATTCATACAATGTCGCCATTATTCCTCGTCCTCCTTAATCTCAACAATTATTTTCTTCACCTGTTTAGGCATTGCCGTCTTTCTTATGTATAGTGTTCTAATTGCATCAGTTCCACCTGTTTCTGTATATACATAAGTACCTTTTGTAGTTCTCTGTAAGTCGAATTTCGCTTTAATCATTAAAACCCCTCCAGTTTAGCTTTCTTCTTATCTATAAGACCTGCCGATTTTAACCTATTATAAAGTGTTGTCTTTGCAATGCCAGTGATTTCAGAAACAGATTTAATGCTCAGACCTTGTCCTACATATAAATCCTCAAGCTCTGTATTGCTGTAAGAATCTCCTAAATTCTTGCCTTTACCATAACTGTATGTACGAGCCTTTTCTCTTGCATCTGACAATATGTCATTTGCTGTTTTATGCTCAACCTGTTTCTGCTTTAAATCAGCAAGAACTTTTTCTTTGTTGTCAGCCTCTTTTTGAAGTTCTTCATTTCGTGCTTGCAACTTTGTTGTTTCTTCATTTACCTTATTAACAATGCAATTACAGTAATAATCTTTTAGCCTGTTTTTCTCTGTTTCTGTAATGACAATACTGTTGCCACAACAAGCTTCATTGTTTAAATTTACACAGTCTTTAATACAATTTTTCTCTGCATTAAAAATACATAATACATTTTCACAATTAATAACCATTTGACTTTTTCCTTTCTATGTTCTATAATTTAGCTATAAACATATTTCCAAACGTGTTTATATAGAGTCCTCTGCTGCAACAGAGGACTTTTCTATTTCTACCATCTGACGCACCTTTCCATTGTTCGATAACGCTTTTCTTTACTAAGCGTTATTACTTCTTGTCCTACAAAATACTCTTTTACTTTTAAAAATAAATCCCAAACGAACCATACAGCTTTTTCACATAAACCTTTAATCATTATTTTTCACTCCTTTTTAGCTTAATAGACCAAACACGCAGCCAAGAAAAACATAGCTACAATTAATAACATTTCCAAATTTAGTCCTCCTTCCTTAAGTAAAACAACTTATAAAATCGGCAAGTCTACTTTTATTAACAGCGTTTTTTAATTCCTCTGTTGAATTAATTCCGTATTTTTCAGCAATATAAATACGCATTTCCTTTGCAGATTTATAATTCAATGCTGTCTTAGTATTTTGTTTTTTCATAAAACCACCTCCCCTCAAGTTAATTATGAAATTGCTTTGAAATTCATTGCCTTTGCAACCTCTTCAGCAAAGTTTTCTTGTAACTACTTAATGCGTTTACCCCCTTTGTATTTACCACCGCCAGCATTATACTTAGCACCCTTTCTTCTATTAGTTTTTCGTGATACAATTCTTAAATTTCGTTTAGAGTTACTCCCACCTTTACTTAATGGCTTTATGTGGTCTACCTCTCTTGGGTCACCTACTTTTAGCCCCATCATTCGCCTAGCTTTGTTTCTTTCAGACCTTTCTTTGATATGTTCAGGCTTACCACCATACTCACGATATTCTTTTTTGTAGTCTCTCTTTTTTTCTGCCAAACTATCACCTCCTAAGCAATTTCGTCTTTTGAATCCGCAAACAGGTAATCAATTGAAAAGTTGTCATTTGAGAAATCCTTTCTTATAATCTTTACTGCTTCAGGAACAGTTATAGGTGTAATACTGTTCAATTTATTGTATGCGGTTTTCATAGAACAACCTAAAGCTTTCATAAGACCTTCATTTGGGTCGATATTTTTTCTTACATATTCTGCTTTTAAATTAGATAACATAAATTTTACCTCCTTTTATTTCTTAATTACCGTATTCGGTAACCTGTAATCATATATTATTACATAATTCGGTAATTGTCAAGGGGAATTTTAGAAAATATTTACCTTTTTCGGTAAATTAATTATTGACAAACCATTTTTATTGGTGTATATTAATGTCAAAGGAGGTATAGAGATGTATGAATACAATGAAATGATAGATAGACTAAAAAATTTCATTGATGAACGAAAAATTAGCATTAAACAATTATCAGAATTAGCAGATGTTCCCTATAGAACTCTTTATAAGATTATTACAAAAGAAACAAAAGAGCCATCGGTTAATATAATGATAAGAATTGCAAAAGCATTAAATATAACTACAGACAATCTCATTTTCGGAAAAGATACCAAATGCGATGTAAATGATTTAAACCACACTGAACAGAAATTATTAAGTGATTTTCGTTCTTTAAATAAACAAGGTCAAGAATACATATTGCAAACGCTTGATATGGCAAAAGACAGATATAAAAAATCTGATTATATTTCCGACTTGGAAAATATAAATTAAATAAAAATATAATAAGAGGTTATAATTTTAATGAGGTGGCTTTAATGATTGATATTGAAGTATTAAGGAAATATTATAACGACGATATGGTTATAGTTTCCGAACACGCATCAGAACGATTTAGACAAAGAAATATCAAGGCTCGTGATATAAGACAAGCCGTATTTAATGGAGAAATTATCGAACAATATCCTGATGATTTCCCTTTCCCCAGTTGTTTGATACTTGGTAAGACAACTAATGGAAAGGATATTCATATAGTAATGAGTGATGAAGGAAGTATGAGCAGAATAATAACTGCCTATTATCCTGATAAAGATAGATGGAGTTCAGATTTTAAAATAAGAAAGGAGAATGTTTAATATGAAATGTTTAGCTTGTAAAACTGGTACTATGACTGAATCAACAAATACTTATTTTGCTGAATTAAAGAACTGCTATATCATTATTGAAAATGTTCCTTGCTTAAAATGTGACCAGTGTGGCGAAGTATTTTATAAAGCTTCAGTATTAGAGAAGATTGATGACATTATAGAAAAGATTGAAAATATTTCAAGTAAAATTTTTATTATGGACTACAAGACTGCTGCATAAATTATATAACTAAAAAGGCATTAGATACTGGAACTATCTAATGCCCATGTGGAAGATTTTATAAAACCATCAACCCTCCGAAATTATTATAACAAATATGTATTATTTTGTCAAAAAATGTTACTTAAAAAATAGATACTATAATTCGACATTTTTCGACAAAAAATTATACTAAGGAGGGGCTTATTATGAGCAAAGATTTATTTAACAAATTAAACGAACTGTCACATCGCATTGATAAGTTAAAGGAACAAACCCAAACGGAGGAAGCTACAAAAATGTCTTTCATTATCCCGTTTTTTTCTACTTTAGGATATGATGTATTCAATCCTTGCGAATTTGTTCCAGAGTTTACTGCCGATGTTGGGATTAAACAAGGCGAAAAAGTTGATTATGCTATAATTAAAGATAATTGCCCTATTATACTAATTGAAGCAAAACATTGGAGAGAGAATTTAGATAACCACACAAATCAGTTATATAGATATTTTAGTGTAACTAATTCTAAATTTGGAATTTTAACCAATGGTATAGAATACAGATTTTATACTGATTTAGAAGAAGCTAACAAAATGGATACCCAGCCATTTTTAATTATCAATCTTGAAAATTTAAAAGAAAGCTCAGTTGCACAGTTAAAGAAATTCACAAAAGACACTTTTAATGTTGATGATATACTTACATCAGCAGAGGAATTGAAATATACAAATTCTATTTCGACTTATATAAACAAACTTTATAATGAACCTGATGAAGAGTTTGTAAGATTTGTGCTGAAAGAAGTATATTCAGGACAAAAAAATCAGAATGTAATTGAAAAATTTACACCTATTGTTAAAAAAGCATTTAATTTGGTTGTAAGTGAATTAATTAATGATAAATTAAAAACAGCTTTCGAGGAAAACGCTCCAAAAGTTGAAATTGCTGCTACATCAGAACCTGAAACAGCTCCAGAATTAGCTCCAGAAAAGGGCTCAAAAATCGTTACAACAGAAGAAGAATTACAGGCTTTCTATATTATAAGAGGTATTCTTTCTGAAATAACTGCTGTTCAAAATATTATTTATAAAGATACAGAAAGTTATTTTGGTATCTTGTTTACAAACAATGTTAGAAAATGGATTTGTAGACTTAAATTGAGCGATAATCGAAAATTACTTATTCTCCCTAACCCTGAAGATGTAAAGAGTGATATTAAATATACTTTAAATAATATTGATGACTTATATAATTTTAAAAATGAATTAAAGAGTTCTTGTAGTCGTTTCGTTTCAAAGGAGTAATTAAATGGGATTTAGATTTAGAAAAAGTTTTAAAATAGCTCCGGGAGTAAAGCTAAACATAAATAAAAAAAGTTTCGGCTTAACAATCGGTAAGCGTGGAGCACACTATACTATTAATTCAAAAGGTAAAAGAACTACATCTATAGGAATTCCTGGGACAGGTTTAAGCTACACAAGTACAAGTGGTGGAAGAAAAAAGAAAAAGGCAAAAAATAGCACAACCAAAAATTATACTTCCAAACAATATACTACTGTTAGCCAGAATACATATAATATAACTCAATCCACTAAAGCCAATTTAAGTCCTGAAACGAAAACTTTATATCATTATATTTATCTAATCGCTGGTATTTTTCTAATAATATGGGGATTATTAAAAGCTATATTTACCCCTGGATTTATTCTTTTTGCACTACTTGGACTCTATTTAGTTAAGAAAAGCCGTCAATATACAAATGGTATAGAACAAGACAACACAATGCAAGAAGAAAATAAACAATCCAAAAATATCAATATTTTAGACGGAGCTCAAAATATGAACGAAGTTAACCATATACTTAATATACCTGCATATATTAGGCAATTAGAAGAAACTATCACTTTAATACAAAATTCCAAAAATGCAGATACAGTTGTTTCAAGACTACAATTTTTGGAATCTCTTCGTGATAAACTAAAAGCCACACCATACAGCGAACTTGATAATGTTATAAATAGCATAAATAAAGTTCTGGATAATAAAATAGGCTTGATTAATATGGCAATACAACGAAACCTTGATAGCGAGCTTGAAAAAATAAGGGAATTAAAAACCGAAAAAGGTAGATTGAATAGATTAAGTCGTTTCTTTGAAGCGATGAGAACTATTGAAAATCTTCCACCTGAAAATATTAGTTTTATTGAACAATTAGAACAAAATACACAAATTAATTAAAGCAACAAAAAAGTCCCCTGCTACTAACAGAGGACCTACACTGACAATCCAATGCTACCAACAAAGGATTGTCAAAGTACCATACAAGGCAGATGCCCTGATATAATACCAACCACAAAGATATTATATCACTTAAGCACCTGTTTTGTAAAGGTGTTATTTTTATACCCAAAATACAGGAGAGTGATATAATATGAAAAATAAAATAGCAGTATATATAAGAGTATCGACAACACATCAGATTGATAAAGAAAGTCTACCCTTTCAGCGTCGAGAGCTTGAAAACTATGCCAAATATGTTCTCAACATTGATGATATGGAATTTTTTGAGGACGCAGGCTATTCCGGTAAAAATATTATGCGACCTGCTTTTCAATCTATGATGTCAAGAATAAGGCTCGGAGAGTTTTCTCATATTTTAGTTTGGAAGATTGACAGAATAAGCAGAAATATTATTGACTTTGCAAATATGTTTGAGGAACTTAAAAAGTTAAATGTAACATTTGTATCAAAAAATGAACAGTTTGACACATCTTCTGCCATAGGCGAAGCAATATTGAAAATTATACTTGTATTTGCAGAGCTTGAAAGAAATTTAACTGCCGAAAGAGTTTCTGATGTTATGATAAGCAGAGCATCTACAGGTCAATGGAATGGTGGGCGTGTTCCTCTGGGCTATAATTATGATAAAGAGAACCACACCTTTACAGTCAATCAACAGGAAGCTGAAATTGTAAAATTTATTTTTGATTATTACATAGATAACGGCTCTATGGTTTCCCTTGTAAATGCTTTAAAAGATAAAGAAATAAAGACTAGGACTAACGGAGCTTTTTCCCTTTCAGCTGTTGCTACTGTTCTAAACAATATATTTTATACTGGAAAATACAGATATAATTACAGAAAACAAGGAGATAGACAGCAAGTAAAGCCCGAGTCTGAATGGATTGTTATTGATAACCACCACCCTGCTATAATATCCGAAGAAGTTTTTAAAAGAGCCGAAGAAATAAAGCAAACTAATTTACGATTGAAAAATGAAAAAGGTAAAATTGTTAAGAAAAATAATATTCACTTGTTTGCAAACTTATTGGAATGTGATGTGTGCCACAATAACTTTTCATCTTCTTTAGATAGACCAAGAGTAAATCAAGGTGGCTATAGACACTCTATGTATAATTGTTACGGCAGAAGAATTGGAGCTTGTAAATCAAAGTATGTAAGCGATGTATATTTAGGCAAATTTGTGTTTAACTACATAGCGAATTTGTATAAGGCATACTGTTCATTTGGAAAATCTACTACATTTGAAACCTTTAAGAAAAAGATGTTGAGAGGTAATATTTTTTCTGACATAAAAGAAGTTACCAATTTAGAAGGTATTTACAATATCTTTTGTTCAAAGTATAATGATAAAGCAACAGCAAATATTATTAATTATAAAAATACTCAACAGGATTTGGGAAATGAACTTCGTATTGCCCTTAGCGAAAAAGGTAAATATGAAAGAGCTTTGGCTCGTTTAAAAGATGCTTATTTGTTCTCTGATGATGCTATGACCCAAAATGAATATATCAGTCAAAAACATAGTATAGAAGTAAAATTAAGTGCTACAAATAAGAAGCTGGATAAGTTGCAAAGTAAGGACGATACACCTTTTGATGATGTAGAATTTTTAAATATTCTATCCTATTTTATTTTAAATCAGAACTTACAGGATAAAAGAGAAATTGATTTTGTAGATTTTATAACTTCCGTAGATAAGAAAATAATATCAGATTTTGTACATAAGATGTTTGTTAAGTTTATAATTTCTAAAGGTAAAATTAAATCAATGACATTCAGAAACGGTATTACAAATACATTTGTCTATGATGATTAAAAGTTATAAATATTTATTTTTATGAATAATACTGGTTACCATAACTGTTGGTGACGCTATGTTTTTAAAAACAAATGCACCCAAAACAGGTAAGTTCAGGGTTTAAAGATTGAGTTGAATAAACATATAACCAAATTATTCATTAAAAGTAGGTTTAAATCGCCCTATTTTTACAAAAGTTTGATTGAATAAAAACTTTATATTTTGTATATTTATAAAAAGGAGATTGCTTGAAATAACCAATCTCCTTTTAGGTATTAAAAAAGCACTCTTGAATTTACTTCAAAAGTGCTTATTATTATATATCCCTTTTTATCTGTTCTAAATATCGTTTGTAACTTTCTTGTGCTTCCGGTGGTGCATCTTCTTTTAATCTAGGAACAAGGTTTTTATCTCTATACCACCAATCTTTATTACTCATCCAGTAATGTTCTAATATTCTCATCAAATCATCTCCTTAAATAATTCAATAACTTAGGATTTAACATACTTAAACTTGTGAATTACAATTTACAAGTTAAGATAGGGTTATTAAAAGTTGAAAAACATATTATTTTTTAGATTTTATCATTTTTAATCTTCATCGTCTGAATCTACTACATCATACATTTCTACTTTTGAAAGAATATAGTCTACATCTGCTTGCATTTGTTTATGTTCTTCTTCTGATAAGTCATCATCATATACACCGTCTAAAAATCTAGGAATGTGATGACACAACTGGTTATGCACTCTCTTTTCAAGTATATTATGTCTTATCTCATATTCCCCTATGGTAATTATCCATATTGCTAGAGAGGTGCTATCTTTAATCAACAAATCATCATCTTCATCTGCCATCCAGTTAGTAATCTTCTCAGCTGTTTCACAACCTTTTCTCCCTAAAAGATTAAAGCAACCTATTACACCATCTTTATAATCTTGATATGTTAATTCAGGGTCTACACGCATATTACACCCATTCCCTTCTCTTAAAAACTTGTTAATTATTAAAAATCGTTTTATGATATATCCCTTTTTTTCTGTTCTAAATAATGTTTATAACTTTCCTGTGCCTCTGGTGGTGCATCAGGCTTAATCGTAAATGTTCCGTTTTCTCTTTGAATTATCCAATCATCATTTGACATCCAAAATAAGTCCAACTTCCTCATAATATTCCCCTTTTCTTGCCTTTATCTATAGTAGAATAAAGTATTTTGCTATAAACTATTTTATAACATAAAAACAGATTTACATTTTTCTCTATATGTGGTACTATGTATATGAGGTGTAAAAATGATATTATAACAAAGTTCAATAATTATGTATTGTACAAATATAATAATAATATCATATAGTAGATATGAAAAAGCAAATTATTCAACTTATTATAAGTATAATTAGATTAATATGGTCAATAGCTATGTTAATCTTCATAGTGATGTTATTTAAAGATATTATAACTGGGTTATTATAATAAACCTAGTTTTTTACTGTATTTTCTTTCCATATACATAGCATACATCAGAATCTATAGTAATTTTATTATTCCAAACAATACTACTATCAACATTGTGGTCAATATCCCACGAAACACAATGATTATCGTCTACATATACTCTACTAAAATTACTTAAACCAGCAAGATTTTCAAAAACTGTGTCCTGTTTTATAAGTGGAGCAACATCATATAGCCTTTTTTCTCCGTTATCAAAGCCCAAAGTAATGGTATAATCATCATTAGCAACAACAGACACTATCGTTCTTCTTCCCTTTGAAAAATATTCTGCCATTTCAATATTAAAGTCTTGTGATAAATAATACTCAATATTTTTACCCATTAATTATACCCATTTATATACTTACAAACTACTTTTTCTTTCTTGCCAAATACACTAAGCAACCTAAAGCTATGGCACAAGCTGCTACAGAAGCCAAGCCCAAAGTTGTTATACCATTTATAATCAAAGTCATAACATTCAAAATTAAAAGTACCACTAAAAATCCTACACTAAATCCCTTATCCATTGTTTTCTCCTTATCATTCTTATTATTTCTTCTATTATATTATAAACGGGAAGTATTATCAATCTTTATTTTCTTAAATCCCTGCCTATAAAATTTATTTCCCTGTTAGGTATATCTACTGTTATATTATCCCATTGGAGGTATTGATTTTTACTAAAGGTTTTTGCCACATAGTCTATGAAATCTTGGGCTGTATTATATATTTCCTCTTTATACTTTATTACATCATAGTTTTTGGTCATAACTATCCAAAAGCCATAGTATTTGCCACAATCAAGTTGTCCCCATTGGCACAGTAAAATAATATCCATAATTCCTCCTTTCTAAAGTGTAACATGTATTTATTTTATTTCATGTTACAGTGTAACCCCAGTAATTAAGCCACTTTGGAGGCTATATAACATGTAACATCTAATGTTTTTTAATACACATTACTTTTTTAATATATCATCGTTTTTGATAATGATATAAAAAATATATAGGGTATATGTAATATTTTATGTTTAGATGTTACAATCTCTTGAAAGTATAGTATTTACTGGTGTTTTAGCGTAACATGTAGTGTAACATGTAACATCTAAAAAGGTGTTACATCATCATTTATGTCTATTTCATAAAAATCGTTTACTTCTTCTTTTTCGTCTATATTGCAGTTTAAATGAAACTCTACAAAACGGCAAGACCTACCATTAAATCTCTTAGTTATAGAATAAGTTTTTTGAGTATCATATTTTTTAGAAGTTATAATACCCTTTTCAGCAAAATAATTCATACTCTTTCTTGCTGAAAATCCATTGTCTTTTAAAGCCTTTTTAAGTAATGTTGGCAAAATATATGCTTTATCGTCATTAATAAAGCCTAGGCAATTGCTACGAGCATTTAAGCCAAAATTATCCTTATTAGACAATATCCAATCCACTACAAACTGTTTGGCATTTTCGTTTACATCATTTTCTTCTTCTGTAAACTGTTGTGATAATATTTCCTTTGCCATTTCCAATGCTTTATTCCAGCTTGTACTATTTATATTCAGTTCTTCTTGATTTTCAAACAGCCAGCAATCGCATAAAGCATCGGCAAGAGCCACCAAACTTATAGAAGAAATATGGCTACCACTATTATTCTTTGACATTTTATTAACTTCCTCTGTCATTTTTTCATACAGCTGAACCAATTTTTCTTCTGTACAATTTACAATATGGTTGATATAGTCATTACCAGCCCAACCATAGTTAATGGCTGTCTGTCTATGTATATTACTGGCATCTTCTTCATTATCAAAAGGTGCTCCATATACTTCAATAGTTCTAGTGCTTACACCTGTTTGGCTTGTTGAAGTGGATATAGGTTCTTCCCCTGTAGCTATAGCAACTGTTCGCCATTGTTGGGTATGTTGCAACCCGCCACCTTTATTACCTCTTATTCTGCCCTGTCCTCCGGAAATCATATAGACTATTTTTTCAAGAGAATTTTGGGAATACAGACCATTACCGGCAAGCTGTCTTTCATCAATGCCTAAAGGCAAATCACAATAAAAACCAGCCATTCGTTCTAAACCGACTTGTGTAGCATTGAAATTCATCATTAATGCCTCAGGCTCTCCCCAAACAGAAAGTGCCGACTTTAATGCTGCCGTTTTACCACCTTTACTGCCACCCCAGTTGTATACAAAGAATATTCTGTGCTTTAATATTTTAAGAAGCGGTGCTGAAAATGATGACGCCAGTATAAACCTAAACTTGTTTCGCTGTCTATGGGGCTGTACCATAGCTTTCCAGTCCTCATAACTACCACTTTGACAATAGGCATTTACCAAATTTTTCTGTGACATATCTATATCAATTTCAAGTTCCTTACTGCTTGGTACAAAGTATTTATTATGCCAACCAAAGGAATTTACACAATCTATTTTTGGTATAAGCTCTAAATTTTCACTTTCCAAAGCTGAAAGGTATTTTACAAGATACTTTGCATTTTCACTTGTAACAGTACAGCCCATATCAGCTAATACTGTAATGCCTTTTGATGTAAATATTGTACTTCTTGTAAACTTTCCACTATGCCAAATGTTATCCCTTTTAAATGAAATTTCTATTTTTTCCTCTCCAGTTTCAAGAGTTCTAAGTCTTTTGCTGATTATTATTGGTGTTCTGCATACAAGTTTCTTTTCTCCCGTTTTGCCATTTACACTAAACACACCGTCTTCACAATAATACCAGTTTAATGGCTGTTTTAATGGTATAGGTTGCCCTACTATTGTCAATGTATCTCTGTCAGCAAATATATCGACTTTCTCACATTTTTCCATAGCCTGTAACAGCATTTCTTTTGATTTTTCTTTGCCATTGTCTATGTACAGTTGTGACGGGTCTTTTGCATTAAATTTGCCACAAGAAAATACATAAACATCGTCTTTAAAATCTATTTCTTTAAGGCAATTTACAACCTTATTAAAAAAAGTTTCTCCACCGGTGTCAGGCTCTTGATGTATGTACACTTTTAAGCCTCTTAAAAACTCTCCATATTCATTTTTAAAAAGGCTTGCACCAGCTACACCTAAAGCCGGCAATCCCAAATAGGTCAATGTTTGGGTGTCGCTTTCTCCCTCACATAAAATTACATAGCCCATATTTTTAATGTTTGTCAAACTCCACAGGTTGTAAAGGCATATTTTGCCACTAGAGCCTTTTGCCCACCTAAGTTCTTTGTTATTAAATCTCTTTCTAAATGTTACCTCTATCATATTTTCATTATAATAAGGCATTTTTACATATTGTCTGCCGTCATAGTTATTGCCTGTCTGAACTCCGTAATGATTTTTAAGCCATTCTACAGGCAATCTTTTTTCAAAGCAGTAGTCCTCAATAGTATAATCATTGGTATATTTATTGTATTTTTTCAAAATCTCCTTGTAGGCCTCCTTTTCCGTAATATTGTAATATCTACTATAAAAATTAATGTAATTGCCCTTTATATTTTCAGTAAAACAAATCCATTGACCAGTTGTTAAATCAACTGAAAAACTGGGGTTACTGTCATTATGAAAAGGACAAAGTCCTATTAATCTATTTCCACTAATTTTGCATTTTTTGATTATAGATGAATATTCTTCTCTGTAATTTACAAAATCGTCTATATTTAAAACTTTATTTAACATCTTAAAAACCTCCTCTCGTTAAATAAAAATTTTATAATTGAAGCATAGCTCAAGTTGTATGACATTTCGTGACATAATTTTTTAAAAATGCAAAGTTTTCTAATCTAATTTTAATTTTAGATTAATAGCACCCTAATTCACTTAATATATAATTAAAACAAATTTATGGAGGAGTGATTATAATTGATAAAGCCTAACATTGGAAAGAAAGGAAAAATTGCTATAGCTACTGGTCTTGCGGTGGTTTTGGCTATAGGAGGAAGTTTAGCTTATATTCACAACAAAAAATCTAAAAAGCCAGATTTTGGTGGTGGCAAAGATATGTTTACTGAAAAAGTTCAAAAAGGTAGCATACAGGAAACAGTTACTGCCAGTGGTACAGTTGCTCTTGAAGACGAAACAAACATTTATGGCGAGGCTGACGGATACAAGATTAAAAAATTCCTTGTAGAAGAAGGCGACACAGTAAAAGCTGGTCAAAATGTAGTTGAATATGATGTAAAGGACACAAAAACAGATATTGAAAGCAAAATAAGAGATGCTAAGAGAAATATTGAAAACGGTAAACTTGCTCTTGAAGCAATAACTACACCGAAAACTCAAGCTGAAATAACAAAGCTAGAAAATGCGGTATTTACACAGCAAAAGGCTATTTCTGATGCACAGACTACATACAATGCCTATGCTACAAAATTATCAGCACAGCAAACTACAATAGACAATGCCAAAAGAGATATTGATACAGCCAACAGGGATTTATCTCAAGCTCAAAGTGACTTGTCACAGGCACAGAAAGACGAAAACACATACAAACAGCTTTTATCTGCCGGTGGTGTAAGCCAATCTGAATATGACAACTATGCCAATGCTCTTGAAAAGGCTCAAAATACATACGAAAATGCTAAAACTTCTGTAACAAAGGCACAGGCAACATACACAGACGCCAAAAACAGTTACAATGACTTAGTAAAAGAAAGAGATAACAAAAAGTTAGAGATTACTTCTGCTCAAAAAGCTCTTACACAGGCACAACAAGAATTAAAGGCTGCCAAAGACCCTCTTTCTGATGAGGCAACAAAAATAAAATATGACCAGCAGGTGTTGACAAACAAAGGCTTGGAGGACGGTTTATCTGACTTAGAGGAAGATTTAAACGATTTAGTACAGTATGCCACTACTCCAGTTGACGGCAAGGTTACTGAAATACCTGTTGATGAAAATTCTCTTGTAGTAGACAATACAATAATGGTTAAAATTGCAAACCTTAACAACCTTATTGTAAATGCAAACATTGAAGAATATGATGCACCTCAGATTAAACTTGGGCAAACAGTAACTATGACCTCTGACGGTTTAGAGGGAAAGACTTATACTGGCAAGGTTACAAAAATTTCTACAAGTGCCAGTGATGCCTCTACCAACTCCGGTACTGAAACAGTTGTTCCTATTGAAATATCTGTAGACAATCCTGACGGTGTTTTAAAATCAGGATTCAACTTAGACCTTGAGATTATGGTTGTAGACAAAAACGATGTGTTGACAGTTTCTACAAATGCTGTAGCTAAAGACGGCAAGGAAAATACACAGTATGTATACAAAGTAGAAAATGACAAACTTGTGAAAACTACTGTTAAAACCGGTGACGAAGGCGACTCTACTGTTGAAATAACTTCCGGTCTTAAAGACGGCGACCAAATTATATCTTCTAACAGCGAAGAAATAAAAGACGGTATGACATTAGAAGAATTTAAGAAAGCTCAAATGGAAAAACAACAGAAAGCAAAGGACAGCGAAAGTGATAATGGAGGGGACAAGAACAATGATAAAGGTCAACAATCTGAAAAAATGTTACAGCCAGGGGGAGCTGGAGGTCCAGGCTTTGGCGGGGGTGGACCTAGAGGTTAA